GAAATAATAATGTTTTCCGGAACAGTTGTTCCGTGCGACATTAAGTTAATATGAACGCCATTTGCTGAAAATATATTATCAGAAACTACGATATTTTTAAGTAGTGTGTTTTGTGCATTTAATACTACGCCTATATCAGCATTACCCTCTACTACATTGCTTGTAAAAATTAAATCTTTAACAATTTGTATTTTCAAGCCATTTGAATTGCCATTTTTAAATGTTGAATTAGATATGCGAACATTTTTAACCTCCTCAAATGAACCATCGGGGTAAACACCTCCAGACACATCAATACCCATACCTCCATCAATTGTTCCGAAATCTTCAAAAATACAATTGTCAACTGTGATATTTTCACATTTACCAACAGGGGAAAGTGTATTTGTACCCACGACAATACAGTGTCCAGTTGTCCCTTTGAAATAAGAATTGACTATGGTTGCATTATCACCTTCTCTTATTGATATACCTTCAGTATACGCCACGTTCCCTATACCCTTAATATTAATATTACTGATATATATATTATTAGTTCCTTTAAATTTGAAGAAAATACCACCATTGTTAGTATTTTCAACATTTAAGCTTTCAACACTAATATTGTGCAAGTTAGTAGCATCAAACGCATTACCAGCTGTTTCTTTTTTTAGGATAGTGTTTGCACTATCACCCATTAAGCGGATATTAGATTGTAAATATATAGTTTTTTCTATCAAATATTCACCTTTAGGGAAGTAAATAGTCCCTCCATTATTCAAACTATCAATAGCATTTTGAATCGCCTCCGTATCATCGGATACGCCGTCACCTTTTGCTCCAAACCACTTAACATTAACCCCTCTTTCTGTATTTTCGTTATAAACACGCTCCATATAGGATAGGTTTGACTCAAACCCCCTAAAATCACTATCTTTCCCAGTCTTATCTCGTAAAGACTGGTATAAGAGCATCAAATTGCCAGCAGCATCTTCTGATAATTGATCTTTTATTTCGGCGAACCATTCTAAAAAATCCGTCTCTCCTGAATCCTTAAACTCTTGGAGCAATCTCAAAAGATCTTCAAATGTCCATACATAAGTAGAACCATCTTTAGTAACTTCTTTAACCCCGTCACTGTAAATGTTTTTTGTCACTTCATAAGTGAAGTCCCTAGTAGAAAATTGTTGCACATAAGTGTGATCATCTGCCATCTTACGAAAACTGAAGTAGCCATTTTGGCGACCCAGCACTTGCCAATCTTCTGCTCGAAGAGTATATTCAAGCTTGCCGTTTTTCGGGTCTGTCATTTCTTCTGGGTTTAGTTTTTGCTCAATGATGCCTAATCCAGCAGTTTGTCCTATTCTGGCACAAAAGAAAACTTGTAGCCCCTCGTATGATTTGGGAATTGCATCTTCTAATATTTGTACAACAAGAGTTTGAGTTTCCTCGTCTGCTTGTCTTATTTTCAACAATCCGATATTGTTGTTTGGCTCTGACACAGATAAAGTTATTGGATATTTAACTGCCAAAACAGCCACTTCCTTTCTAAAAATCAATATGTTCGCGCGGATTGATAAAATCATCCGAACTTGGCCAAGGCCCATTTGTAAAAAATTGAAAATGCAAATGCGGTCCGGTACTAGGTCCTGTCGTGCCCATATTGCCGATTTGCTGCCCCTGATTGACCGTATCACCTACAGAAACTCTCAGCTGACTTTGATGTGCATACCCTGTGTACAGTCCGTCAGAGTGCTTAATAACAACATAGTTCCCATACCAATCGGGGTAGCTTCCAGCTATAACCACTTCGCCAGCAGCAGATGCATAAATCGGCGTAGTAGCATTTCCATTTACAAGGTCAATCCCGTTATGCAGCTCATATGATCCAGTAATTGGATGATATCTATAACCGAACTCGCTAGTCACTGTAACTGGCTTACTAATCGGAACTACATATCCCGAACTTTCATTCACTTTCACATATTGTCGGATCATCGCCGCATAATGGAAGTTACCACCATTAACATATAAATACGTTCTGCCATCTGCTTGAGATACAGCATTCACATATGGATAAGTTGCACCAGTTGTATTTCCTAGGGAAGGTGCAACAACTGTTCTTGAATAGACCTCAGCCAAATCAGTGGTATTTACTCCACCTCTGTTTGCGAGCCAAGGGATATATGCACTACCAAAGTTGTATCCTTGCATTACTCCCCAAATATCAACATTTTGATCTTGACCGTTCTTGATTTGTTGCGCTAAATGCTTACACCCTTGGTTTACCGAAGCTTCACCTGTAAGATAACCGGGACCAGGATAACCTGCTGATTCAGAAGACTGCATGATATCATCTGTGCCGTCTGTACCGGGATTTTCTACCATTATCAGAGCATAAGCTAAGCCAATATAATCCGAGATACCGTATAGTTTTGTATACTTTTCAAGCCAAGCAACGATATTTGCATTGCCTGTTATGTTACTGCCGATATTAATTGGATCGTATGTTGCGCCACCGGGACCAATGCCACCGCCACTTCCGCCGGGATAAACTTGTTGACCTTGGATTCTAATTTGACCCTGCACATCTAAGTCGCCCGTTATTCGGACATTTCCTTGATGTGTAACATCTCCACGATAAATCCCCGACCCATCTCCAAGAAATACCCATCCATATCCTTCTTTTGTCGAGATAAGAATGTACTTTCCATCGCCTTCTGTTTTAATTACAAGCGAGTTATCTTCGAGTGGTGTGGGCGTTGACGCTTCTGGAAAAGGATTGCCAGCTGAATCAGTAGTCCCGATGGTTCCAATTTGTCGGTTGGCCCCCCAGAACTCCATCCCTTTACTGGTTAACTCCATAATCTTTTTGCCGTTTTTCATTGCTTGTAACGATCCTGCTGACAATTTCAAAATCTCGCCTAGTTTGTTAAATGATGTCTCGAAAATATCAGCAATAATTGATCCTGTTTGGATAAAGTCAGCATTGAATTTCCCATCAATGGTCCATGCTGTTTTAAATGGGCTAGTGTAGAAATCGCCATCTATAAACCCAATCCCATCTGAATTTGCAACTAAGAAATGGCTTGATGTTTGAATAGAATCTCCGTCCATCCATACCATCTGGAAAGGTTGTCTACTTTCACCTCTTTGAGGATGATTGGCAGGATAATCAGATGGCGACATCAAAATAACCGCACCGCCATGAGCGCCACGGATGATATCTGATTGCCATTTGCTGATTTCAGTTGAATCATAGAATGTCATTTTTGTTTCAGCTAAATTGGTGACGCTGTTTTGAACACTTGCTGCTTGCCTAGTACTTGAGGTGTTCAGGTTATCGCCTAATCCGCATTCTACCTTGTTCCTGATACGATCGATTTTGACGCTGAAAACACGAGTTTTGTAGTGATAGTTCTTGTCTGATCGGTGGATGGTTACTGTGTTACCGATTGAATCCCCACCCAGTACAGAAGTTTTGAATTGAATCAACGGACGTGAGTATTCTACGAGATTCTCATAGGTCGCTTGCAGCAACTCTCTAGGGTCTTCTATATCTTCCAAAATCAGAACAGTTTCACGTTTACGCTTGCTTCCGTTCTTCATCGGTATGCCGTAAAGTGCTGTCATTTCAGGATATTCAAGCCAATTCTGTCCTTTAGGTTTGTCTAACGGATTACCATTCGACTTTTTCCATTCGATGTCAGTGAATTCAATTCTTCGTCCGTAGCCGTCCCCGACCTCTTCACCTTTACCCCGTCCGATAATCGAGGTATATAGTTGCGATCGATCTCTTTGGCGCACGACTTCAAGAGCGTTCGAACCGTAAACAAATCGCTTGTTGCTAAAAATGCCAATTTGCTTATAAATTTCAATCCATTTATCTGTAATTTTGTTCCCATCAATTTTACATTTGAAAACAATCTCGCAGCCAAACGTCTGCAACTGCTTTAAAGCATCTTTAACGCTCAGATAGTAAAAAGTTCCTGAAATTGCTGGAAGCGTCGGATCAACATAACCCACACGCCACTCAGCATTTGTATAACCAAGAATCTGTTCTGCTACTTGTTTGATACTTCGATTGCTAGGGCGCATATCAAGAACGATAAACGAATGCAATTCATCTACTGCAAAGTTAACCCCTGTAAAGCTTAAACGCCCTCTAGGGTCGCTATCAGTGGTTATTTTGTACATCGAGAACGAATCATCATTTTCACGAACAGCCATAAAAGCAGCATCTCGAATTTTCTTATCATCCAATACGCTAACGCTCAAAGTATCGTTCATCAGCTCGCTTTTATCAGCAGTGATTTCTTTCGACTGTAT